GTAACATTTGGTACAACTACAGTTGCTCTTGGTAGTTCTTCTACTACTATCGCAGGTCTTACTCAAGTAGACGTTGGTAATATCCGTGTTACTGGTAACACAATTTCTTCTACAGATACAAACGGTAATATTGTTCTAGACCCTAATGGTACTGGTACAGTTAACGTTTCTGCTTCTCGTATCACTAACGTAGCAGAACCTGTATCAGACTCTGATGCTGCTACAAAATACTATGTTGACGCTGCTCGTTCTGGTTTAGATGTTAAACAATCAGTTCGTGTTGCTACTACAGGTGACATTACATTAAGTAATACACAAAATATTGATGGTATTGATCTTTCTGTTGGAGACCGAGTTCTTGTTAAAGACCAAAGCACTGGTTCTCAGAATGGTATCTATGTAGTTGCTGACGGCGCATGGACTCGTGCCACAGACTTTGATGCGCCGAATGAAGTTACATCTGGTGTATTTACTTTCGTTGAACAAGGTACTGTTAACAGTGACTGTGGTTTTGTACTAACAACTGATGGTACAGTAACTGTTGGTTCTACTGCTTTAACGTTCACATTATTCTCAGCGTCTGGTACACTAATTGCTGGTAATGGTCTTTCTAAAAATGGTTACACACTAGAAGTTAATGTAGCATCTTCAGGTGGTTTGGAAATCACTTCTGATAACCTACAATTAAAATCTACTGTCGCTGGTGATGGTTTAACACTAACATCTGGTGTACTCGCTGTTGTTGGTACATCAAACAGAATCACTGTTAATGCAGATAGCATTGACATTGCATCAACATATGTGGGTCAATCATCTATAACTACATTAGGTACTATCGGTACTGGTGTTTGGCAAGGTACTATCATTGGACCAACTTATGGTGGTACTGGTGTTAATAACGGTTCTAAGACAATTACTCTTGGCGGTAACCTTACTACTGCTGGTGCGTATGCTACTACACTAACAGTAACTGATGTAACTAGTGTTACATTACCTACTACTGGTACATTAGCAACATTAGCTGGTACTGAAGCACTAAGCAATAAGACAATCACATCTTCTTCATTCGCTGGTTCAGTAGCTGCTACAACTCTTTCTGCTTCTGGATTAGTAACATTTACCAATACAACAGACGCTGGTCCTCTTGGAACTGCTGCTGTTGTTCTGTCTGGTGGTCTATCTGTAGCGAAGAAAGTTTATGTTGGTACAGACATTATTGGCTCTGGTGCTTCTAGTTCTAATCTTGATGGATTCAATATTGACGGTGGCACATATTAAGACTAAATAAACTTAGTCCGCTGGGGTTTTTACCCCAGCTTTAACCTTTTTAGGAAGATGAATGAGTAATAAAATTATACTCAAGAAATCATCAGTTGGATCAAAAGTACCAACTACTGATGATTTAGTATACGGTGAGTTAGCATTAAACTATGCTGATGGTAAACTGTATTTCACAGATTCTTCCAATACAATTCAACATCTCGGGTCAAGTTCATCAACTCAGACTCTGACGAACAAAACAATCTCATCTCCTGTACTATCAGGAACCTTAACCATTAACAATAGTGTTGGTAACTCTGGGCAAGTTTTAATGTCCACAGGATCTGGCATTCAATGGTCTAATCCAAATGCTGGTCAGTTATCAACTCTATCTGACGTTAATCTAGCAACTCCAAAAACACAACAGGTTCTTACATACAATGGCACGCAATGGGTCAACGCTGACTCTAATGCTGTTGTGGCATCTGCTGTTTTCGCTTCATCACAATATGATATGGGTTTAATCACTGACGGTGTTATCACAGTATCAGAAGATGAAGGATTAGTAACAGGTGTATCAAACAACATCTATGACTTAGGTGTATTGAGCTTTACGGGTATTATCTCGTTAAACAACATTGACCAATCTGTCAAATCAGACTATCTTGGTTATTCTATTATTTTCGGCTTCTAAGGATATACAATGGCACGTCAGTTAATTGAAAAATACATATTTTCCCCAAACGCTGCAGGGCAAGGTACTTTAAAATTCCCTGGAAAAGTTGACCTGACTCAACTTTTGATTATTGCAAACAAGACGCAACAGACAAACATCTATGCGATTGGTGACCCAACTAAGAATGGTTCTATCTCATATAACCCAGATGATACAACATTCATGGGTGATACGTCGCAGTATTCTGAACAAGTAGGCGCAAGTACTGTAACATTCGCTGCTGATACTGCTTCTATGCTGTCTTCTGATAAGATCGCGATTTACACTGACGCTCCAAAACAGATCGGTAACATTATTCGCCCATATGCATTCGGTGTTGATGCTATTGAACGCCAACGTGTCGCTCAGCCAATGGCAATGATTGATGCTGACTTTGAGTATGGTCTTCAGCCAACTAAGTGGCAGAACTATTCTGACATCCGCGGAATTCCAGGTATTTACGAAAAACCAGGTCTTGATTTGTTCATGACTAATATTACATCTGACGGCGGTAATCCTTCTATTATGACGGTTACATGTTCTCAACCACACGGACTTTCTATCGCGCAGCCAGTAATTATCTTTGGTACTGCAGGCGTATCAAATGCTGCTCGTTCTGAAGGAGCGTTCGTTGTTGCAACAGTTCCTGACACTACTACATTTACATTTTTTGCTAAAGGTATCGTTGGTGTTAACGGCACAACTGTTTACAATCAGTCAACATATGCTCGTCGTGGTGGCTTCTATGCTGGGGCTGACCTTCCAATTACTGGATATGTTTCTGATACTAATTCCCCTTCTAAGATTACAGTTACATGTTCTGCTCCACATGGTTTAGTTGCTGGATGCCCTCTTGTTAACGTAGTTACTTCTTCTGAAACTAACCATAATTTGATGGGTGGTAACTTTTTCGTTGAGACTGTACCATCTTCAACTACATTCACATTTACGGCACGAGTTGGTGGCGCAGTAGCAAACTCTGGTATTATTGCCAAGACTTATACTCGATCAGATGCTTATGTTCAACATCGTCCATTTGATGGTGGTGTTAACATCGGCACATTCTTACCATCACATGGAGCTTCTGTTTCTCGTCAAACAAAGAAATACATGCGTTACCAATCTGGTAAAGGCATGCTCTGGACTTCTGGTGTTTTGTTCAACCCAGTTATGAACTTGGATCAGATTTCTGCTGCAGGTACTAGTGTGGGTTCTGTTATTACAGTCTCGACTGAGATTGACCATGGATTACAAGCTGGTGCTACTATTCAGATTGCAGGTGTTGTTACCGCTGGTTATAATGGCACGTATGGTGTAGGTACTGTTGTTAACGAATCTACATTCACAGTTAATGCTATCACTCAGCTTGCTAGTACAACTGCTGTTATTACCAACCTTCCACGTGTTACTGTTAAAAATTGGGTTGGAGCTTCTACTCGTTGCGGTCCATTCGATGATCAAAACGGCATTTTCTGGGAATTTGATGGGCAAGAACTTGCAGTCGTTAAACGTTCTGCCACATATCAATTATCTGGTTTCGTTTCTGTTACTGCAGGGTCTCAGTCAGTAACAGGTACATCTTGTCGTTTCACTCAACAATTGAAGGTTGGTGATACTATCGTTATTCGTGGTATGACATATCGTGTTGGTTCTATCACAGACGATAATACAATGTCAATTAACCCAGAGTATCGTGGTGTCAATAACTCTGCTGGTATTAAAATTGCACAGGTTCTAGATCAACGTATCCCACAGTCTCAATTCAACTTTGATAAAATTGATGGTACTGGTATTTCAGGTTATAACATTAACCTAAACAAGATGCAGATGCTTGGTATCTCGTTCTCTTGGTATGGTGCAGGTTTTATCGACTTTATGTGTCGTGGTGGTGACGGTAATATGATTCTGGTTCATCGTATGAAACAGAACAACGTAAACGATGAAGCATATATGCGTACAGGTAATACTGCTGTTCGTTATCAAGCCATCAATGAATCAGCTAGAGATCGACTTGCAGTTGCAATGAATAACTCTGTAACATCAATGACATTATTTGATGCTTCTCGTTTCCCATCTACAGGTGGTGTAGTTTTAATTGATAGTGAGTATATTCAATATACAGGCAAGTCTGGTAATACATTAACTGGTCTAACACGTGGAGCGTCTTTCTCTATGTTTGTAGGTGGTTCTACTAAATCATTCTCTGGTGGTGCAGCGGCAGTTCATGCAGTTGGTAATGGATATAACTCAGTAACTCTTATCACATGTACATGTTCTCCAATTATTAACCACTGGGGATCTTCTTACATCATGGATGGTAATTTCGACTCAGATCGTGGTTACTACTTTAACTACGCTGCAACAGGTATTACACTATCTGGTGGACAGTCCAAAACTGCATTCTTCCTACGTTTAGCCCCATCAGTGTCAAACTCAATTGCTGGTAATTTTGGAGATCGAGATCTAATTAACCGATCACAGTTGTTACTACAAAACTTACAGATTCAGTCAGACGTTCCAGTTCAGGTTTATGGTATTCTAAACCCTGGAAATATTGATGCGTCTACATTAACATGGACTGCAGTTAACACTGTTGGTCTAGGCTCACAGCCATCCTTTGCCCAAGTATCTACCAGTACTTCTACTGCAGCAACTCCAGGTGAACAAAACTTCTCAACACTTGGACAACCAGCTGGTTTTGCTGAGATTGACTTATCAGAACTTAAAGAATTAACGAACTCAGCTATTGGTGGTTATTCAAACTATCCAGACGGTCCAGACGTTTTAGCTGTTGTTGTTAAAAACATCGCGTCGAGTGGTGGAGCATCAAACATTAACATCAACCTATTCTGGTCTGAAGCCCAAGCCTAAATATATCGAATTAGAGGAAAACTATGTCAACACAAGTACAATTTAGACGAGGTACAACAACACAGAACAATGCGTTTACAGGCGCTATTGGTGAAATTTCT